ACGCTAAATTAGAACCAAGATATACAACATTAGTTGCTAAAGGTACAGGAACAAATCAAACATTAGATTTTGCAACTGCTACAACTTTTACAGCGACCATGAACGGAGATGCTACCTTTACAATAACAAACCCTAAACAAGGGCAGGTAGTCGATCTTATAGTTGCGGGTAACTACGCGTTAACACTTGCAATGACAGGTGCTACATTTAATAAAATAGGAACAGTTAATTACGACGGCTCTACAACTAATTTAATACAGATTGTTGTTGCCGATGATGCATCAAGTGAGATATTCTACTATTCAGTTGCGCCTATAGCGTCAGATACAACACCATAATAAATAATATATGAAAGCAGTAAATAATAACGGAAAAATAAAAGTATACGCTTCAGTGCCAGATTCTTTTCACTCTTCTACAGGTGTGCATATGAATGCAACCAAAATGTCAGCAGAAAAGTTAAAGAATGCAGGAATGTTTGATGTTGTAATAAGTGATGACTATGATGAAAGAGTTCATACACTGGGCGAAATATATTTTGATTCACCAAACACTGTATTTAGAAAAGATTTAGTTGATAAAACATGGACTGAAACTTTAGGTGAATTAAAAACAAGAAGAATAAACCATTTTAAATCAATAGTCAATTCTAAATTAGCTGAAACGGATTGGTATGTTATTAGAAAAACAGATAACAACGATGCAATTCCAAGTGATGTGCAAACAGCAAGAACAAGTTTAAGAACACAATCAGCAACTGTTGAAACAGAAATAAATGCTTTACCAGAAAAAAAAGAAGTAGTATTATACGATTTTCCTAATATTTAATTAAATGAGTTTAAATAAAAGATTAATGTCTTCTCAACCCGCTCCATTTGTAGCGAGTGAAAACTTTAAGGTAGTTACTTATACAGGTAATGGTGGAACTCAAAGTATCAACGTAGGGTTTAAGCCAGATTTTGTATGGATTAAGCAAAGAAATGCTAATAATCATCATAGACTTTTAGATAGCACAAGGGGAGCAACAAAAATATTATACTCATCACTACAATATGCAGAAGATACAGAAAGCACAGGGTTAACAGCTTTTACATCTACAGGATTTAATTTAGGTGCACAACAATCTGTTAATGATACTAACGACACGTATGTAGCTTGGTGTTTTAAAGCAAACGGAGGAACTACAAGCAGCAATACTGATGGAACGATTACAAGTACAGTACAAGCAAACACAGATGCAGGGTTTTCAATAGCTACTTGGGACGGTAATGGCTCATCAGCAAGTATAGGTCACGGACTGGGAGTTGCACCTGATATGTTACTGGTAAAAAATTTAGATGGTACTAATTCTTGGATTGTAAGACACAAAGATTTTAATGGCTATTTATCTTTAGAACAAAGTGCTGCAGGAAGTTCATCTGATGTATTTGGAACTGCACCTGATACTACAAAATATTATTTTAATACTGCAGCAGGGGGTAATGGTTATTTAAGTGGCAACACTTATGTTGGTTATTTTTTCGCAGGTATTGATGGGTTTTCAAAGTTTGGCTCATACACAGGTAATGGTTCAGATAACGGCCCGATTGTAGAAACTGGGTTCGAACCTGCTTTTTTAATGTTCAAAAGAACAGATTCTGCAAGTGCTTGGGTTATGATAGATAATGCAAGAGACCCAAGTAATCCAAGATTAAAATATTTAATGGCACAAGGATTAAATTCTGAAGCTTCTGATTTAAATGGTGTTGATTTTTTAGCTAATGGATTTCAAATAAAAGATGATTATGCTGATTGGAATACTTCGGGAAGTCCTTATATCTATATGGCATTTGCTGCAGACCCTGACACAGAAGCACCAACACTTGCAGATAGTTTTGCAGTAAAAACTTATACTGGTAATGGTGGTACACAAAGTATTACAGGTTTAGGATTTAAACCTAATTTGGTTTGGCTGAAAAATAGAACTGATGTAGTAGGAAATAGAATAATTGATAATATATGGGGCCCAAATTATTATTTAGAAACTGATACTACTGCGGCAAAAACAGGAGCAGGGACTGCAGGTTTAACTTCTTTTGATAGTGATGGATTTTCTTTAGGTTTGGGAAATGCACATAATGGAAATGGTGATGCTTTAGTTGCTTGGGCGTGGAAAGCTGATGATAACGAACCTACACTATTTGGTGGTAATGCAAGAGCAGTATATAAATTTGAGGACAATGCAAATGATGTTAGAGGTAATTACAATGGTACGACTTCAAACATAACTTATACAACTGGAAAGTTTAATAAAGCTGCAGTTTTTGTTGAAAGTAATAGCAGTGAAATAAATTTTAACAATAGTTTACACGGTTCAACTTTTTCTATGTCTTTTTGGCTGAAAGCTACAGATATGGGTGCAGGTACATCTGCTACAGCTTATTCGTTATATTCTGCTTGGATAGATGCTAACAATTATTTTAGACCAGTATTGTATGGAGATGGTAAATTATTATTATTGACTAAATACGCTGGTACTTTTAAAAGCAATACAACAGCAGCAGGTCTTATAACAGAAAATACTTGGCATCATATTGTGTTTAACTTTACTCCTACAGATACTAAAGCTTATGTTGATGGTGTTAATGTTGGTACTTTCCCTACTTACGATTCAATATCTTTTACATCTAAAGCTCTTGGAACAGATAGAGGTACACCAGATTTTACAGGGCAAATTGACCAATTAAGATTTTATGATGCGGCATTAATACAAGAAAATGTAACAGCTTTATATGAGGAAACTGCGGCTGACAATGATGATTTAACTTTCGGTGCTCCAGGAGAAACTATAATTAGTGCAAACGCCAATGCAGGATTCTCTATTGTAAAATATGAAGGTGATGGTGTATCAGGTAAACAAGTTCCTCACGGACTTTCAGCAGCACCTGAAATGATAATTTCTAAAAGATTAGATTCTACTAACAACTGGAGTGTGTATCATAAAGATTTAAGTTTAAGTCATTCTACATACCCTAATTGGTTGTATTTAAATTTAACAAGTTCAGAACAAAATAGTGTATCAAGTGCAAATCACCCTTATTATGTGAGACCATCAGCTACAGTAATATATCAAAACACAGGTACAAGCGAAAGTACAAATGTAAGCGGAGGTGATTATATATCTTACTGTTTCCATTCAGTATCAGGATATAGTAAGATTGGAAGTTATACTGGAACAGGGACAACGAATAGTATAACGGGACTTGGATTTCAACCTGACTGGTTAATGATAAAAAGAGCAACAGGGGGTAGTTCTAATGGTTGGGTAATATGTGATTCTGTAAGAGGTGTAGGTGTAAATTTAAGAGCAGATACAACTGGTGCTGAAGCAGATGAAAGTGCATACACAACATCATTTGATAGTGATGGATTTACATTAGCTCAAGCGGGAGGTAATACAAATGTATCAGGAAGTACTTATATATATATGGCATTCAAAATAAACCAAACTGGTATAATGAGCTGGCTTGTAATTGCAGGTGGTGCTTCTGGTGGTAGAGATGATGATCGTTCAGGAGGTGGAGGTGGAGCTGGTGGTTTAAGAACTTCTTATGGTTCTACATCCGGTGGTGGTGCAGTAGCAGAAAGCGATATAACTTTAGCAGCAGGAACATATACAATTACTGTTGGCGATGGGGGCACAGCTGTCAGTAGTTTGGACGGATATGGAAATGATGGAGGAGACTCTTCTATAGCAGCAACAGGATTAACAACCATCACTTCAACTGGAGGTGGTGGAGGTGGACGGAATCAGACTGGTAGAGATGGAGGTTCAGGAGGAGGTGGAGCTCACGGTAGTCAAGCTGGTGGTGGCGGAACAGCTAATCAAGGTTTTGATGGTGGGCAAGGAATAGGAGAATCTACTTACAACGGTGGTGGAGGTGGAGGTGCTTCTGCGGCTGGTTCAAATAGTAGTTCAAGTGCAGGTGGAGCAGGTGGAGCAGGATTAGCTATAAGTATTACAGGAAGTTCTGCAACCTACGCCGGAGGTGGAGGAGGAGGAGGTGGAGGAACCGCTGGTTCTGGAGGCTCTGGTGGTGGAGGTGCTGGAAGTACAACAACTGCTACAGCTGGTACAGCAAATACCGGTAGTGGTGGGGGTGGTGCTCAAGGTACATCAGGAGCAGGAGGTTCAGGAGTAGTAATATTAAGATTACTGACATCTGAATATTCAGGTTCAACAACAGGTAGCCCTACTGTAACAACATCAGGAAGCGATACAATATTAAAATTTACATCTAGTGGGACATATGTTCACAGTTAAAATTAAGTTAAATTAAATTAAATAAATAAATTATGAGTAAAAAAACAAAGAAAATAACAGATAAAGAGCTTGGGGATTTGCAAGCCAAAATAAGTATACTTACTGATTTACAATATAAAATAGGTGCTTCAGAAGTAGAAAAAAATAATTTACTACAATCTTATAGTGTGGCTAAACTAAATTTACGCGATATGCAAGGAGAATTAAAAGATAAATATGGGCATGTTAGTATAGATATAAAGGGTGGTGATATTACAGAAATAAAAGAGGCAGATGAGCAAGCTGATAAGAAAGATTAGTGTTGGGAAGGACTATAAAACCGACGCTATGCATTATGCTGTAGGCCAAGAAGTTTATGGAGGGCACACTATATGTGATATATTAGAAGAAGAGAATAAATTCTGCATATACATTAAAAAGAACAATGATGTATTACCATGGAAAGATTTTAATAAAAACATGGGAATATCTGTAGAATATAATCTTGAATACTAATGAAACCAATACATACTTTTTTAATAACACCAAAAAAAGAAAGATACGACAATATTAAAAAGGTCAATGGTACAGAATTAATATTAAATTCTGGTATAACTGATCATAAATTTGTAAGTCGTGAAGCTGTAATACATGAAACACCAATAATAGATGGCAAGCATTTTACTAGAGGCACTGAGCTTTATGTGCATCATAACATATTTCGCCGTTGGCATGACGTTAGAGGTATTGAAAAAAACAGCAAAAGTTATTTTAAAGATAATCTATATTTTTGTGAACTCGATCAAATCTTCCTTTATAAACACGAAGGCATCTGGAAAGCAAATCAAGGCTACTGTTTTATAAAACCATTAGCGAGCGAGGATAAGTTCTCTACTAATAAAGAAAAACCTTTAATGGGTATTGTTAAGCACACCGATGATTCAGGTTTATTAACAATAGGTGAGAAGATAGGTTTTACCCCGGATAGTGAATACGAATTTATAATAAACGGTGAAAGATTATACAGGGTAATGACAAAGGAAATTTCAATTAAATATGAATATAAAAAAGAAGAAAGAGAGTATAATCCAAGCTGGTTATAAAGCTGTTGATGAATTAGTAAAAGTAGCAAAAGAACCAATTGTAGAAACTGATGATGATGTGTCTGCGGATAGATTAAAAAATGCAGCTGCTACAAAAAAGTTAGCTATATTCGATGCTCTCGAGATTTTAAATAGAATTGAACAAGAACAAGCTATTTTAGAAAACAAACCTATACAAGATGAAACAAAAGCATTTAGTGGGTTTGCTGAAAAAAGATCTAAATAATGGGTTATCAACAAACATTATATAAGATTATTGAACCTATTAAGCGAACAACAATACATAGGTTGAATAAAAAGAAAGCTTGGGAATATGGTTATAACAAAGAACATGATGTGATTGTTATAAGCAAGACTGGTAGGATTGGTGAAGTATATGAAATACAAAATTTAAAGATTGCATTACCGGAAGTAAAAGAAGTGTATAGCAAACATAATAAATGGACACCTCATGAATATCCTAGAGAATTAAAAAATATAAAAACAATATTTGACTGGGAAACATACCCTGCTCAATTTAAAGAAACATGGCATGTATACATTAATAGAGAATTTACAAGAAGGGAAGAAGGGTATTGGTTCCGTAATAAGGGGGTTGATACTTATATTACTGGCTCTCATTACAATTACTTGCAGTGGTCCAAGATTGATGTTGGGAAGCCAGACTTTCGAGAAGCAAACAGATTATTCTTTATTTTCTGGGAGGCATGCAAGGCAGATACAAGATGCTATGGAATATGCTACCTTAAGAATAGACGGTCGGGGTTTAGTTTCATGTCAAGCAGCGAGACAGTTAATCAAGCTACACTCACTTCAGATGCTAGATTCGGAATCTTATCGAAGACTGGTAGCGATGCAAAGAAGATGTTTACCGACAAGGTCGTCCCAATTTCATTACACTACCCATTCTTCTTTAAGCCAATACAAGACGGGATGGACCGTCCCAAGACAGAGCTTGCCTACCGTGTCCCAGCATCCAAACTCACAAGGAAGTCCATCACCAGTACAACCAACGCCTCCAAAGGGAAAGACCTCGACGGGCTCGATACAACGATAGACTGGAAAAACACAGGGGACAACTCATATGATGGTGAAAAGTTAAAATTACTTGTTCACGATGAATCTGGTAAATGGGAAAGACCAGATAATATATTAAACAATTGGCGTGTTACAAAAACAACGTTGAGATTAGGAAGCAGGATTATAGGAAAATGTATGATGGGATCCACCTCAAACTCTTTAGACAAAGGTGGTGATAACTTTAAAAAATTATATAATGGCTCAGACGTTACAAAAAGAAACCGCAATGGACAGACTGGCTCTGGATTATATAGTTTGTTCATACCTATGGAATGGAACTACGAGGGATTCATTGATTCTTATGGATTACCTGTTTTCGAAACACCAAGGGAGGCATCCGAAGGACCTCAAGGCGATAAAATCGATATTGGGGTTATAGAGCATTGGCAGAATGAGGTTGATGGACTTAAAAGCGATCAAGACGCATTAAACGAACTCTATAGACAATTTCCAAGAACAGAGGAACATGCTTTTAGAGATGAAACAAAAAACAGTATATTTAATTTACAAAAGATATACGAGCAAATAGATTACAATAACGATTTAAAAAGTTCAGGCTTTGTGTCTAAAGGTAATTTCCAATGGGAAAATGGTATAAAAGATAGCAAGGTTATATTTATGCCGGAATTAAAAGGAAGATTTAATATTTCTTGGATTCCACCGGTACAAATGCAAAACATTGTAATAAATAATAGAGGTAGAAAAACTCCAGGAAATGAACACTTAGGGGCTTTTGGATGTGATAGTTACGATATATCCGGAACGACAGATGGTCAAGGATCTAAAGGAGCATTGCATGGATTGACTAAGTTTAGCTTAGATGAAGCCCCTTCTAATAGTTTTTTTCTTGAATATGTATCAAGACCACCAACAGCGGAAATGTTTTTTGAAGATGTATTAATGGCATTAGTATTTTATGGAATGCCACTATTAGCAGAAAATAATAAACCTAGGCTTTTATATTATTTAAAAAGAAGAGGGTATAGGGGTTATTCAATAAACAGACCGGATAAAATATATAATAAATTATCCGTAGCGGAAAGGGAAGTAGGGGGTATACCTAATTCATCTGAAGATATAAGACAAGCACACGCAGCGGCTATTGAATCATATATAGATAGATATGTAGGATTAAAAGAAGATAATAACTATGGAGATCTTTATTTTGATCGTACATTAAATGATTGGGCTTTGTTTGATATAAATAAAAGAACAAAGTTTGATGCGGCAATTAGCTCAGGTTTAGCAATTATGGCATGCAATAAAAACCTATATAACCCCGCTATAGCTAGAACAACAAAAAAATTAGAATTTGAATTTAAGAAGTACAATAATAAAGGTAATTTATCCAAAATATTAAAATAAATGGCAACATCACATCCAAAAGGATTATTCCCGAGTCAGTCAGTATCTAACTCAGAAAAATCAAGTCAAGAATACGGTGCGAAAATCGGAATGGCAATAGAGTCAGAGTGGTTTAAGCAAGATTCAGGAACCTCTAGGTATCAGTCGAACCGTGAAAATTTTCATCGATTAAGATTATATGCGAGGGGAGAACAATCAATACAAAAATATAAAGACGAATTATCTATAAACGGTGATTTATCATATCTAAATATTGATTGGAAACCAGTACCGATAATTCCAAAATTTGTAGATATTGTAGTAAATGGTATTGCAGGAAGAATGTATGATGTAAAAGCTTATTCACAAGATCCTGTTTCAGTTGAACAAAGAGCTGGTTATATGGATAATATTATATCTGATATGAATTCAAAAAGTTTTATAGAAAATGTTGACAAGCAATTAGGTATTAGTTTATATAAATCTGACCCTTCAAAATTACCAGCTGATGATACAGAATTATCAGTACACATGCAACTTGACTATAAACAAGGAATAGAAATTGCACAAGAAGAAGCTATATCAAACGTATTAGATAAAAATAAATTTGATTTAACAAAAAGAAGATTAGATTATGATATTACTGTGCTAGGTATAGGATGTGTTAAAAATGGGTTTAATAAATCAGAGGGAATAACAATAAATTATGTAGATCCAACTGATATAATATATTCATTTACAGAATCACCATATTTTGATGATTTATATTATGTGGGTGAAATTAGAAAAATTAGTATAGTTGAACTTAAAAAACAATTTCCAAATATTTCTGATGAAGAAATAAAAAACATAGAAGATAATGGCCATGGTTCTGGGCGTATGTTATATAATAAATCTTATGGTGCATTAGATGGTGGTGATGATGGATTTGTATATGTATTATATTTTGAATATAAATCATATAAAAACCAAACATATAAAATTAAAGAAACAACATCTGGTGGTAAAAAAGCAATTAAAAAAGATGATAATTTTAATCCTCCAAAAGATCAAAAAGCTAGATTTGAAAAAGTAGATAGAGCAATAGAAGTATTATATTCTGGAGCTAAAATTATTGGTAGCGAGAATATATTAGAGTGGAAGCTTGCTGAAAACATGACAAGGCCAAAATCAGACACCACTAAAGTACAAATGTCATATAATATAGTGGCACCTAGAATGTATAAAGGAAGACTTGAGTCGCTTGTAAGTAGAATGACAACATTTGCTGATATGATTCAATTGACTCATCTTAAATTACAACAAGTATTAGCAAGAATGGTACCAGACGGTGTATTTTTAGATGCAGATGGAATTGCAGAAGTAGATTTAGGTAATGGTACAAATTATAATCCTCAAGAAGCTTTAAATATGTATTTCCAAACAGGTTCTGTTATAGGCCGTTCTATGACACAAGATGGGGAATTTAATAATGGTAGAGTACCAATACAAGAATTACAAACCGGTAGTGGTGGTGCAAAAATACAAAGTCTTATTACGGCTTACAACTATTATTTACAGGGGATGAGAGATGTTACAGGATTAAATGAGGCAAGGGATGGTTCAAAACCTGACCCAAACGCGTTGGTGGGTTTAGAGAAACTAGCTGCTGCAAATTCAAATACTGCTACAAGACATGTATTACAATCCGGTTTATATCTATCATTAAAAACAGCTGAAGCTATATCACTTAGAATATCTGATGTTTTAGAGTTTGCTAATACAAAAAATGCTTTTATAAATTCACTGGGCAGATTTAATGTTGCTTCCTTAAAAGAAGTAAGTAAATTACATTTGCATGATTTTGGTATATTTCTGGAAATTGCCCCCGATGACGAAGAAAAACAACTATTAGAAAATAATATACAAATGTCTTTATCTAAGGATCAAGTTAAATTAGAAGATGCAATCGATATACGAGATGTTAAAAATCTTAAATTAGCAAATCAGTTATTAAAACTTAGAAGAAGGAAAAAAATGGAAGAAGATCAAGCTATTTCTGCCAGGAATATGGAATTACAATCTAAGTCTAATGCAGAAGCAGCTCAAGCAGCAGCCGCAGCAGATATTCAGAAAAACCAAATTATGACTGAAAATAAAGTTAAAATGAACCAAGCACAAGTAGAGTTTGATATTAAGAAGATGGAAAGAGAAGCTGCAATTAAGAAAGAGCTTATGCTTCATGAGTTCCAATTAAACGTAAAGCTTAAAGAAATGGATTTAAATGTAATTAATGATAAAGAGAAGTATAAAGAAGACAGGAAAGATGGTAGAACTAAAATACAAGCTTCTCAACAATCTGAATTAATAGAGCAAAGAAAAAATAATACCCCCCCAAAGAATTTTGAATCAGCAGGATTTGATAGTTTAGGAGGATTTGGTTTAGAGCAATTTGAACCAAGATAATAAATAAACAATTAAAATAAACACAATGTCATATAAACTAAGGAAAATGCGTGAGGGTATTACGGATGATCAACCTAATACGCCAACTGTTTTTAATGAAAAGCAAGTAGATACAATAGGTAAATTAGGGGGAAAAGAAGAATCTATATCATGGGCTGAAGCACATGGACGTCTTAATATATCAAAGGGCAATAAAAGCAAAAGAAAGCAGTTAAATGAATTTGATCAAAAATCATTTTCACGAGAGCAAGCTTCAAAGGAATTTCCAAAGAATGACCCTAGTAATGTTTCTACCCTTAGACTGTCTTCTAAAAGAAAAAATAAAACTGATAAAATAGGGGGGTTAAGTTTTTCTACATCTTTTACAAAACAAAAATCAAAGTTTAAGGCTGTTGAAGATAACGAACTTCTGAAACATGTGAGAAAAGGTGTTTCTAAATCAGCAGGGTTTAGATTAGGGAATATAGGCTCTTCGGCATCAGTAGGAAGAAGTAGTTCTAGAGAAGAAGTAAGACCCATAACTCCTGCAGCAGCAGAAAGAAAAGGTAATCGTTGGCAAAGACGACAAGAAAGAAAAAATAAGAAAAAATAAATAACAATTAATAAATAATCAAACAATGAGCAAAGTAGTAAAAAATGATTGGACCGCTAGTATAAACGGTTCAGCGTATACAACAGCAAGTTCTGCTGCAATAACTCCAACTTCTGGAAATGTATGGATAGCAATAACAATCCTTACAGATACAGTCTTTGATAGTGCAAGCGGATTAGTTGCAGAAAGTGCAACAACATATATAAATACCGAAGGCATTGGTGCCGGAGCTGCAGGGGTAGTAGTTGATAGTGTAACATTTCCAAAAGGAGTAACAATTTATGGTCGTTGGACTGAAATTGATGTAGCTTCAGGAACTATAGTAGCTTATCAAGGTATATAATTAAAGGGTTTATAGTATTCTTACCCTTACAAAAGAATACAAATAATTATATTATATTATGTCAGAAGAAACACAAGTAAATGTAGTAGAGGAAGAAAATCCCTCTGCTGCTGAAAAAGAAACGAAAGCACTCAAAAAAATGGGTGCTGATATAGGTGATGAGTCTATAACTAAAGTAGACCTAAGAGAACCTAAAGAAGATACTACTGAGGAAACTCCTGTAATAGAAGAAACAGCTAAGGAATCTACAAAGGAAGAACCTATAATTGAAGAAATTAAGGAAGAACCAACAAAAGAAAAACCTAAAGCTGAAGAAAAAATTCCTGAACCTATAAAAGAGCAAGTACAACCAGAAATAAATATTCCAGAAGGAATACCTGAACTTGTTAATTTTATAAATGAAACAGGGGGATCAATGGATGATTATGTAAAACTTAATAAAAATTATTCAGAATTAAATGATGATAATCTTTTAAGAGAATTTTATAATACTACTAAATCACATTTATCATCAGATGAAATAAATTTTATAATTGAAGATAAATTTTCTTATGATGATGATATGGATGATCCTACAGATATAAAAAGAAAAAAATTGGCATATAAAGAAGAATTAGCAAAAGCTAAAAATCATTTAGAAGGCCAAAAAGAAAAATACTATAAAGAAGTAAGAACAACTGACAATTTATCAGCTGAACAGCAAAAAGCTGTAGACTTTTTTAATAGACACAATATTGAGCAAGAGTCTTTTGCTCAATCTAAAGAGAGCGCGGAAAAAAACTTTAAACAAAAGACAAATGAAGTTTTCGATCAAGAATTCAAAGGTTTTGATTTTAATATTGATGATAAAAAATTCAGGTTTAAAGTAAATGATGCAACAAAAGTTAAAGATACCCAATCAGATCTTATGAACGTTATAGGTGGTTACCTTGATGAAAATAATTATCTTACCGATGGGTATGGTTATCATAAAGCATTATTTGCCGCTCAAAATGCTGATAAAATCGCAAATCATTTTTATCAATTAGGTAAAACAGAAGCCATTAAAGAAGTCTCATCAGAGTCCAAAAATATAAACATGGACCCGAGACAGACTAGTACTGGTTATGTTGAAGCTGGTGGTATAAAAGTGCGAGCAATTAGCGGAGACGATAGCTCTAAGCTACGTATCAAATTAAGAGATAAAAAATAAAAATAATAATTTAAAAAATTTATAAATAATGGCAGCAATAACTCCAACAGCCGGAGGCAGTCTAAATTCAACACCTGCACCGGCTAAACAGACTTTGTCTTCTAACTACCTATCTTTTACAGGTGGTTCTAATGACTGGTCTCAACAATACCTACCAGATTTATATGAGAAAGAAGTTGAAGTATTTGGAAACAGATCCGTAGCTTCTTTCCTAAGATTAGTAGGCGCTGAAATGCCTATGACTTCTGACCAAGTAGTTTGGTCTGAGCAAGGTAGATTACATTTACATTACAAAGGTGCAGCAGTAGCTAACACCGGTGTAATTACAATCGCATCAAGTGGCACACATGCCGTAAGAGTAGGGCAAACAATCGTATTAAGCGATAACCAAACTTCTCCTACAGTAATTAAGTGTTACATCTCTGCGGTTGCGTCCGACAACACAACATGTACTGCAATTCCTTATACAGGAGCTGCAACGGTTGGTGCAGTGTCTGGATTCGATACCACTGATGATAGTGCATCAAACACGTGTGACTTTTTCGTTTATGGTTCTGAATTTAAGAAAGGAACTTCAGGAATGTCTAACGCGGTACAGCCTTCTTTCGCTTCTTTAACTAACAAACCAATTATCATTAAAGATAAATATGAAGTATCAGGATCTGACGCTTCTCAAATTGGTTGGGTTGAAGTAACAGGGGAAGCAGGACAAACAGGTTACCTATGGTATTTAAAAGCTGAAGGTGACACGAGACAAAGATTCGAGGATAATTGTGAAATGGCAATGATTGAGGGTGAACTAGCAGCAGCAGCTGGTGGCGTAGACTCACAACTTGGTACAGCTGGATCAGCTGATACTGCAGGTACACAGGGTCTTTTTGCAGCAATAACTGCAAGAGGTCACATTACCACTGGTATCGCAGGTACTTCAGCTACAGATGACTTAGGTTCGTTTGATAACATTCTTAAGAAATTTGATGCTCAAGGGGCGATCGAAGAAAATATGTTATTTATTAACAGAAACGTATCTTTAGCAATTGACGATATGCTTGCAACGCAAAATTCTTACGGTGCGGGTGGTACATCTTATGGTGTATTCTCAAATAGTGAAGATATGGCACTTAACTTAGGATTTTCTGGATTTAGAAGAGGTTCTTATGACTTCTATAAAACTGACTGGAAATACTTAAATGATGGCTCAACAAGAGGAATTATTGAAGACGACGTAAGAGGTGTAGTAGTACCGGCTGGTACATCTACTGTTTATGACCAAATTCTTGGTAAAAACATTAAAAGACCTTTCTTACACGTAAGATATAGAGCTTCTGAAGCTGATGACAGGAAGCTGAAATCTTGGACAACTGGTTCAGTTGGTGGAAACATCACTTCTGACCTAGATGCGATGGAAGTTCATTACCTAACTGAAAGATGTCTAATTACACAAGGTGCTAACAACTTTATGTTATTGACTTCTTAATACTTTTTTACAGTAGAGCAGGGCGCGGTAACAGCGCCTTAGCTTTACTTTTTATTAACTTATATTATATTATATCATGAAAAAAAATAAATCTGCCCAAAGGGCACAAAGTGCTGTTAAATCAGCACCAATACAAGAAACATTTACAGAAGAAGTTGCTGTTAAAGAACTAGTGACTAAAAAAACTGTAAAAGAAATGCCATTACCAGAACCGAACTCTGGTTGGGCAATGAAAGATAGGTTATATGCACTCAAAGATGGATTATCCCCTTTGACATATACTATAAAAAGTTCCGGTATATTCTATTTTGATGAAGAAAAAGGATATGAACGAGAATTAAAATATACTACTAATCAAAAAACCCCTTTTGTTGATGAGTTTAAAGGAGATGCTAAATTAGAGCACATAACATTTGTTGATGGTACACTAAAAGTACCTAAAGCAAAACAAACCCTACAAAAGTTATTATCATTATATCATCCTCAAAGAGGAAACTTATTTAATGAGTTTGATCCTGAAGCAAATGCTAAAGATGAACTAGATATGATGACATTAGAAGTTGATGCTTTAAACGTCGCTATGGACATGGAAATTGACCATATTGAGGCAATCGTACGTACTGAGGTCGGAAATAAAGCATCTAAGATGAGTTCTAAGGAGCTTAAACGCGATTTAATTAAGCTTGCTAAGAAAGACCCACAGTTGTTCTTAGAATTAGCGAATGACGAAAACATCAATATTAGAAATATGGGTATAAGAGCCGTTGAAGCGGGAATAATTAAACTTTCTGCAGATCAAAGGACCTTTACTTGGGGAACTACTAATAGAAAATTAATGACAGTCCCTTATGAAGAAAATCCATATTCTGCTTTAACAGTATTTTTCAAAACCGATGAAGGTGTTGAAATTTATTCAGCTGTTGAAAAAAGATTAAAATAATCAATAATAGTCACGGCCCTTAATTGGGCCAAGGCTATAATAAAAAAATAATATGGCCATAAATGTAAATACAGTATATAGAACCGTTTTATCTCTTACTAATAGAGAACAACGAGGATTCATGACGCCTGACCAATATAATAGATTAGCTAGAATGGCACAGCTCGATTTATTTGAAAAGGCTTTTTTTGACTATAATCGTTATTTAACTAGGAATAAAACAGGTTCAATAAATGATGAATATGCAAATCTTGCAAAAGCAATTAAAGAAAAGATTGATGTATTTTCTACATCTTCGACTTTAACCTTTTCAAGTGGTATTGCAGCGGTTCCTTCAAATTTTTATAAATGTATAATGATTTCCACAAGTACTAGGGGTTTAGAAGTACAAGAAATACAAAAATCAGATTTACCCCAAATTAATTCTTCCAAACTTACAGCACCAACAACCTCATACCCAATATATTATAAACAAGGTGCAAATATAAATATATTTCCTACAACCATATCTTCTGCAACACTAGATTATATTTTTAAACCAACAGATCCAACTTGGGCATTTACAACTGGAGCAACATATGGGGACATGGCATACGCAAGTGGTTCTTCAATTAATTTTCAATTACATGATTCCGAAGAAGTGCCCTTAGTAATAAAAATATTAGCTTATTCAGGGATAATTTTAAAAGACCCTAATATAATACAAGTAGCTAAACAAGAAGAGGTTCAAAAAATTAATCAAGAAAATACTTAATAAATGGCACTAATAACACAAAGCGAAAGAGAATATTATGAGGGGCATCAGCTTTTCACTGGTGATGGGAGTGATACAACTTTCACATTAACTTTTACTCCGCTGCCAACAGCAGCAACTAAATTCAGAGTTTATTATGATGGTTTAGAACAAGATGATGATGGTGTTAGTAGTTATAGTTCTAGTACAGGTGTAATAACATTTGCTACAGCACCTGCTGATGGTGTAATTATAAAAGTTCAGTTAGAAACGCCTAATACAGGTAATTATAGGTATATAGCGTTAGTAGATGTAATAAATAACTTTTTAGTGGGTTATGTTGGAGATGGAAAAATTATAAATAATGTTTCTAGGCAAGATGTATTGTTTCACGCGAAAAGAGCAATCCAAGAATTTAGTTATGATATAACTAGAGTAGAAAAAATATTTGAACAAGAAATTCCCACTACTTTAGTAGTGCCTATACCGCAAGATTATGTAAATTATGTTAAGTTATCATGGATAGACGACAATGGGCTTGAAAGAATAATTTATCCTACAACCCATACTTCTAGACCCTCAAAAGCAGCATTACAAGACACGGATGCCGAATATTTATATGATAACGATAATTCATTATTATTATCATCTAATTCTACAACAGTAGATAATTTTGAAGGTATTGAAACCAACGCCGCATTGGGTTCCTCTAGCTCAAACGATTATTTTACTGCAAATTCAGATTATAGTGATAGTATTATAGGATATGGTAAAAGATATGGAAGTGATCCACAACATTTACAAGTAAACGGGGTTTTTGTACAGGACGAAGCAAATGGTAAATTTGGGTTTAGCAGTAATCTTTCAGGAAAAATATTAACTCTACACTATGTATCTGATGGTTTAGGAACAGATGCAGAAATGCAAGTACATAAAATGGCTGAAGAAGCTTTATACAAACATATTGCATATGCAATACTTACCTCTAAAGCAAATATACCTGAATATGTTGTTAATAGATATAAAAGAGAAAGAAGAGCAGCAATGCGTAATGCTAAATTGAGATTATCTAATATAAAATTAAATGAACTTACTCAAATAATGAGGGGCAAAACTAAACAGATAAAACATTAATTAAATGCCTGAAATCAAAAATACTTTCCTTTCGGGGAAAATGAATAAAGACCTTGATGACAGATTATTGCCAGAGGGAGAGTATAGAGATGCGCAAAATATTGAGATATTAAAACCTGATGGTGGAAATGTTGGTGTTGTTCAAAATGCAGCGGGTAATACAATAGCACATACTACTTTAGGGTTATCAACAGATATAGACGTAATAGGAACATATTTTGATGAAAAAAATAAACGTATATATTGGTTTGTTACAGATAATAATGATTTATATGCAAATGATTGGTATATAGATTCAGGAACAACTCAACCACGATCCCATGCTATTTATTATTATGATGCTGATCCTTCTAGCGCTACTTATGAAACAGCTAAAGCAATTGTTACAGGAAGATTTTTAAAATTTAGTAAAAAATATAAAATTACAGGAATAGCTATGATTGATGACCTGTTATTTTGGACAGATAATAAAAATCAACCTAGAAGAATAAACGTAGTAAAAGCAATAAGTGATACGGATTTTTATAATAATGAACTTAAAATAAGTCTTGCTAAATATGCTCCATATACCCCTGTTGTATTCATGACAGATAATGATATAGCTGGAACATCTACAATGAGTAATGATGCCTCTTTAAATAATGACTATATACAAGAAGAATTTGTAAGATTTTCATATAGATATAAATTTAATGATAATGAATATTCTGTATTAGCTCCATTTACACAAATAGCTTTTCAACATTCATATAAAACAGGTTCTGATTATGGTATATTTGGAGAAGAGTCTGAAATAAAAGCATATGAGTCATCAGAGTTAGATGGAATGGTAAATAATATAAATAAAATTATATTAGGTATTGAATTACCAAGTATAAATCCAAATGGGGATTTTGAAATAAAAGAAGTTGAAATTATAATAAAAGAATCAGATAGTACCGCTGCAAGAATAGTTGAAACTAAAACATTAACAGATGCGAGTATTACTTCAACATTTTATACATATACATATAATTCAGATACTCCTCAAGAAACTTTACCTGAAGATCAAATAACAAGAGTTTTTGATAATGTACCTACAAAAGCAAAAGCATTAGATATTGTTGGAAATAGATTAGTATTTGGGAACTATTCACAAAACACGACAGTACCTACTTTAGATTACAATGTATCATATGGAGCAAAAAGTACTCAAACTTTTACAGGAGATGGTAGTGATACAACATTTACATTAACGTTAAAATCTCCAACAAAAGGAAGCAGCAATATAGCCCCTACTAATACAAACCAATTTATTATATATATTAATGATGTTTTATTAGCTTCTACTAATTATGCGTATGATGGAACAACAGGTATAATAACGTTTAATAGCGCACCTGCAAACGGGGCGGCAATTACTGTAGTATTAGCAAATCATGAATATCCTGATAGTTCTTTAAAGCAAAGAAGAACTTATCAAGTAGGGATTGTTTTAGCAGATATATTTGGTAGACAATCACCTGTTATTTTACCCTCTACAGCATCGAACTCTATAATAACCGTACCAGCAAGAGGAACGGCAAGTGAATTTAATAGTTGGGTAGGGGATAATTTAAAAATAACTTTTAATGCACAAAGCGGAAAGTTAATACCAGATGACGATGTATACTCAAATGAATTAAATAGTGGTATTTATGCAACATATAATCCTTACGGATGGTATTCATATAGAGTAGTTGTAAAACAATTAGAACAAGAATATTATAATGTTTATACCCCAGGGGCGTCGATAATTGACAATAATTCTTATATAACATTATTTGGAGATAATATAAATAAAGTACCTAGATTAATGGAAACTGTATCAGGGGATTCATCAATTGCTAGGTCAGATACAATATTATACCCTAAAGTAGTTAATACTTCGTTTTATACGACTACAACTACAACAGAGGGTAAAAGAAGCGCAGAAACAGGAGGTACAACTACTACTACAGATGCTATGGTATATTCATGTAATCAATATATGATATTTAATAGACACGCTAGTTCTGCAAAAAGTTTTAAATATCTTGCTTGTGACAGTACAGTTACTAGCAGCAGTACCTTAACAAGCTCTTTAACTACAGTATCTCTTGGTGCAAGAAAAAAACAATATGTTTGGTCTATGACATTCCCTGATTTAACACAAGTAGCTGATATTGGATTTTTAGAAATTACTCAGTTAACCTTTAATAAGGTACATGATTCTGATTCATATTATGGATTTGGTGAAGTTACAGATGCGTCTTCAGGTCAAATAGCAAAAACAATTTCATTTGATACTGAAAAAAGAATACAAGCTCTTTCATCAGGTGATGAAATATCTATAGTTGGTATTGGAAAGCTATCTGATTTTGATTCTATAAAAATAAATACAATACAAGAATATAAAAGGTCTTCATCTGTGTATGATGATGCAGGGGGACCGTTTTATCAAAGAGAAAGTAATCATTTAATAGCACAGTTGCCTCCTTATAGTATTTCATCTAGTATATCAAACGCATATGGAGTTAGAATGTTATTTACAGATGATACTGGTTCTGATAATACTTCGTTACCAGCATTAGGCGTTACATCTTATATAAAAAGAGGTAAAGCAATAGATTTAGCAGTGTTTGAAACAAAACCAACAGAGAGTACAATAAATATATATTATGAAACTTCTACTTCTGGATTAATTAATGAGCTTAATGCATTGGAAACAGGGGTTTTTAGTTCATCGGATGTAACGGTTTCTAATTTTGCAGTAGCTCAAAATGGTACAATTACAGCGCCTACTATTAATGTAGGCTCATTACAATCTGTTAATTATGTTAATGCGACCACAGACGCTAGTCAAACAGTAGGATATGATTACCCAGTAGTTAGTGCAGATACAACTAGAACAGCACAATTAACTATAACAGCGCCAAATGGATATACTAATGCAGGCCAAAATATTATAATATCTACTACTGCAACACAAGAAGATACCCCTGGAAGTACAACAGTTCCTTTATTTTCAGATTTATCATTAACGTCAACTACATCAACATCTAGTTCAGCTGCAACATTTACAGTTTCAGCAACCATAAGCGCTACCGGGGGTGCAGCGGTATCAGAAAAAGGATTTAAAATAGGAACAACAAATGTATATGCAAACGCAACAGGTGTAGAAGTAGGAGACGGTGGTACAGGGGTATATACAACAACAAAAAGTGATGCAACTATAAATACATTATATTATGTATGGGCTTATGCAACAAATTCAGTTGATACAGGAATACAAGGGCCAATACAGGTTACAACGCCTGCTTTAGGTTTATTCCAAGTTTCAGATTGGACAGGTAGTATGAGTGTAAATGCAGCCGGGAATATTACAATAGTTGCTGGGAATTCACCAGCTGTAGCTATTGCTCCTACAAGTGTAGCGGCAAATTCAAGCACAACAGCCACGGTTTCAGTAACACTTGGACAAACAACAGGAGATGCTGATACATATGCGGCTAATAATAATACAATAAGAATACAAATACCAACAAGTGGATATAGTAATTCAGCTTCAACAGCATATTTGTATACAGCAGTAAGAACAGTTACACAACCAGCAGCGGCTGCCTCAGTAGCATACACTATAGCAGATCATGCAATTCCTTCAGGATTTTCTATAGCACACGATGGTGTATTTACAGAAGGATCTTTAGCAACTCCTACATTAAATAGTGTTGCGTTATCAGGCAACGCACTTACAGACGGAGCGTCAACTAATATTTCAACTGTTACAAATGCTACATTAAGAGCATTAACACTAAATATAACGCCCGGAGCTACTTTTACAAATTCAAGCGCAGCAGATTTTACATATAATATTGTTCAACCGAGTGTTCTTCCTACATTAACACTTGGTAGTATACCAACACAGTCAACTGTAATTACAAGTTCTTCAGATATTGATTTAAGGAATTATTTTACAAATGGTAGGTTTTTTGAAATAACAGATAATACGCCAACAACATCGCTTGTAACCGCGTCGATAGTAAGTGGATATATATTGAGATTAACAGGACAAGGATCTTGTAATGATATAACTGGAACAACGTCGGCGGGCAATATAGTAGTAGCAGCATATAATGAAAAAGCAACAGTAGATGGAAGTATAGCTGGAAGTACAGCATCAACATCAGTGGTGGTAAAAGGAAGTGCGTTTGTATCAGCAACAGTAGCATTAGAAGTAGCAGCTTGTGCACAAAACGCAACTCTTACAATGGTTAATACAGGGAATTCTTTAGCTGAGGGAGTATCAGTAGATGTAAGCTCTAGAACTTTAACATATGCTGTTGGAGATATAGGAAGTGCATTTAGTGGTCAAATGGTATTTACGTATACTCATAGTTCTACTAATTTAAGTGCAACAACAAATATATCTACAATAAGTAATACTAGTCCTTTTACACTTGTTACAGCAGAGGGTTCAGGTAATGCAATAACAGTTAGCTTTAGCGGTACTTACCCAAATCAATCGGTAGGAGGAAATATAAACTACTCGTTTGCTGTAAATGTAAATACAACTTATGTTTCTGCAACTGATGCTTATTTTGTTAAAGGGGTTAGCGGGGCTGGTTATACAGTAAGCCCTACATATATAAATACAGGGTTTGGCTCAACAGGAGATCAATTTGGAACTGGCAATACCGCTTTTGCAACAGGAGGAAATACTATAACTTTAACCTCTTCATCAGGATATAAGTTTGGAGGAGTACCAACAATAAATCATGGAAGCGGGAGTACAGAAGGAAATATTTATATTACAGGAGGACATTCAACAGCTACTTTTAATATTCCAGCACCAGCTTTAAGTGTAGGAGATACTGTCTTAACTTTACTGCCAGCATCAACTATTCAAGCAAACGCACCAGATGGACTTAGATCATATGTTAATTTATATCCCGAATTGGTTGCTAATGAGGGGGGCACGCCAAGAGTAACAGCACTTTCAATAAATGGGGTTACAATATCTCCTGCTCAACAATATGTATATACAGGATTATCAATAAACGGAACAAGTGGAGAAACAACAAATGTAACAATAACCGTGCAGAAAGACAACACTACCTCTACAGCTATAGCGGTATCACTAGTTAGCAGCAATGTAAGAAACAACAGTATTTCTTCAGGCTCAAGTGTAACTCTTAATTCAAATACAGGTACCGAGACGTTTACACTTCAGTTTACAGGTAACGGCACAAATACCGTTTCAGGAAACACATATTCGACAACAATAGGTATTACAGAAATAAATCTTACTGCTACTCCGACTGGGGGAACAGCTCAAACATTTAGTGCTATAAGATTTAGTAATGTATCGAGTTAATATTTAAATAATAAACGTAATAATAATAATATGGCAGTAACGCTGGAAATCAAATACTTTAATACCTTCTTAATAAAGAATGGAGAGACTATTCATCAAGTAGTAGGGGCAGGTAATGATAGCACTACTGCATTTACTATTGCAGAGAGTAGTGGTGATACTATATATGCTATACCAAACTCAGAATCAGACTTTCAAGTATATTTTGACAATGTACTTAAAGCAGCTTCTCTTTATGTTTATTCAAATAAAACAAGAATAATTACTTTTGCATCTGCACCTGCAGCTTCTGTTAGTTCGATATTAGTAGTAGTTAAAAATTGGCATGTAGAGGAGTCTAGGATAAAAGGGGCGTATAATGGTAAAACTATAGATTTCGGGGTAAGAGCAGCTATAACTGATAGCGAATATACTCCTGAAACAAGAGAAGCATCACTTATATATTCAGGTATATATAATGGAAGAACAAGGGTAAATGAAATAAATCAATTTAACCCTTCTATTCCAAATACAAAATCAATTGATTCATCATTTGGATCAATACAAAAATTATATGCGGAGGATAATAATATGGTTATTTTCCAAGAAAATAAAACACATAATATACTTATAGATAAAGATATAATATATACAGCAGAAGGAGAGACAAATGTTACTGCGTCTAATCAAGTATTAGGAGAAGTTGTCGCTTATCAAGGTAATTATGGTATTAGTAAAAATCCGGAAAGTTTTGCAGTACATGCTGGAAGAAAATATTTTGTAGATAAAAATAATGGGGCTGTTCTTAGACTATCAAGAGATGGTATAACAGAAATATCAAATTTTGGTATGAGAGATTGGTTTAAAACAAATCTTAAATTAACTGATTCTGTTATAGGAATATGGGATAATAACAGGAAAAAATATATTTTATCTCTTCAAGAGGACGAAATAAAAAATACATTTGCATGCAACGGAAGTACTAGTACATTCTCGCTAGCATTTAGTTATGTGGATAGTGATTTTGCAACAATTAGTTTACCAGACCCAACAAATATATCGCAAATAGAAGTTTTTCAACAAAACTTTAGTGCGACAACAGCTTTAACAGCAGGGACTGAATATACATATAACACAAGCACAGGGGTTGTAACATTAACTCAAACACCTTTAACTGGAGATGTAATAACTGTATATTTAAGAGATTATGCGGGAGGATATAAAACTGTAACATTTGATGAAGATATAAATGGGTGGTCATCATTTTATAGTTATAAACCAGAATTCGGAGGAAGTATTGATGCAAACTTTTATACATATGGTATAAATGATTTATATAAACATTATGATTTAGATACTAATAGAAATTCATTCTATGGGGCGTCTACTGCAGAATCTACTATAGATATAATATTTAATAATCCTCCTTCTGTATCAAAATATTTTAAAACAATAAATTATGAAGGGGATACTGGTTGGGCTGTAGATTCTATTGAAACAGATACAGATACAGGAGCACCAATTTCAGTTTATAATATAACAAGTGCAGCTGTCGAAAATATTTGGCAAGACTTACTTGTATCAGGATTTAAGAAAAAAAATAATAAATATTATTCTAATATTATAAATGAAACTGCACCAAAAAGAAACGAAATAGCATCAGGGGAAGTAATATCTGGGGTAAAAGGATTCTTTAATAAAGTAAAATTAAAAACATTGGATACAGCACAAAAAGAATTATTTGCAGTATCCAGTGATTACGAACTATTAACAAATTAAATGGAATTAGTAAAAAAAACAATTGAATATAGAAATGCTATAGTTGAGTTTGAAGAACAAATAAAAAATACAGAAGGAGCTTTAGTTGGTGAAGAATTAGATAAATACAATCCATTAAAACATACTTTTGCAAATGGTTATTATATAAGAGAAATAAATACACCTGCAGGTCAAATTTTAATTACTAAAATACATAAAGAAGAACATCCGTTTTTTCTTATGAAAGGTGAGTGCTCAATTTTAACAGAAGATGGTCCAAAAAGAATAAAGGCACCATATTATGATATAACAAAGCCAGGGACTAAAAGAATAATATATATTCATAGTGATGTTACATGGGTTACAGTACATGCAACAGATCTAAAGGATATTGATAAAATAGAAGAAAAGATTATAGCTAAGGATTTTAATGATCCAAAAATAAGTATTGATAATTTAAAAGAAATAAAAAAGAAGTTTAACATTAAATAATAATAATATGAGTTTTTTAGTAACAGGTATAGGTGTAGGGCTAACTGCTATTGCAGGGGGCATTAAATACGGAAGCGCAAGAAAAGCTGAGCTAAAAGCTAATAAAGCTAGTAATAAAGCAGCAGATCAAGCGAATCTTAAAAATGCAGAGTTAGCTGCAAGAGAAAGAAGAAGTTTTGTTCCAGGGTTTGGGGATAGTGATAATATCCCTGGATATACTAATGATATGATGGGACCTCAGCCAGGATCAGCTGGAATAATGAGAAGCCGTGAAGGTGGGGGAATTTATACTACTGGTAACTATGGCGGAGGTGGTTTTCAAGGATTGAATCCTTATAAAAATCCTGCAGGTTTTTATGGGGATGATGATAGTGGGCTTGGTGCACCAAGGAATGAAATAAAATTTGATCCAGCTGGAAACATGATATTTAATGAAGCCGCTATAACTCGTAGTGTACAAAAAAAGTTAACAGCAAATAAAGAATTTATGAAATACACCCAAGGCTTACCTAGATCAGAAGATGATAAACCAATATTTCCAGATCCAAATACTGCGGCTGGTAGTAAATTTTATAAGCAATTACCAAAGTCTGTGGCGGCAATGGCCGGAAACCCTAAATTTGCGCAAATGTATAAAGGTAGTAATATAGTAAACCCTTATGCTAACATACAAGATTTAAGTGCTGTATTAGAAGATGTAAGTGATATATATCAAGATAGAACTGGTTTATTAAAAGATAGAAGTGATATGTTTAGAGGCACTGCTGAATTAGGAGTAGACTTAAGTGACCAAGAAGATTTATCAAAAAGATTTGGAGACTTAACAACAGGTATGGAAGACTTAAGTGGTAGAGTTGCTGATCTTAGACAAGGGGCACAAGACTACTCAGGGTTAGCTACAGACTCTAGTATATTAGCATCTAACCCATATGCAAATTTGCAAGTAGCCACACAAGCGGCTGACTTAAAAGCACAACAATCAGATCAAGCACTTGCTAATACACTGTCAACAATTAGAGCTACGGGAGCCGGCGCGGGTGGTGCTACAGCAATTGCACAAGCAGCACTTCAAAGTAAACTTGGGATTGCGGCTACTATAGAACAGCAAGAAACTCGTAATGTTCAAGCAAGAGCAGAGGGACAACAACAAATAGAGCAAATAAGAATGAGTGAGTCTCAAAGACTTCAAAATATTTCTTTAACAGAAAAATTAAGATTAGAAAGTTTAAGACAAACAGAGGGTCGTAGAATAGATGAAACAAAATTAACTGAAGGCCGAACATTAAGACAATTAGGATTAGAAGAAGGGAGAAGTTTAAGACAATTAGAAGTAGACGAAGGGCGAGCATTAAGAGGTTTAGCTGTTTCTGAAGGCCAAAGAATGCAAGGTCTAGGAATTTCAGATAGATTAAGAGAACAAGAACTGCAACAAGGTGAATCTCTTAGATTACAAAACGCTGAATTTAACGAAGCACAAAGGCTACAAGATATGGATTATAACGAAGCAATTAGGATTCAAAGTGCTAGGTTTAATGAGCAGCAAAGGCTTCAAGAGGCTGATTCAATGGCTAGAGAATATCAATTTAGAGTTGCTGAAACTCGTGAACAAAATAGGCTTAATAGATTACATAACATGGCAACCCAAGCTGTACAAACTTCAGCTGATTTAGAAGCTAGTAAAATTGCCGCAAAAGCACAAAGACAAGGCGCATTAGTAGGGGCAATAGGTGGGGTTGCATCTGCGGTAGTATCGGCAGTACCAACAAAAGCAGCTACAAGCGCAGCTACAGGGTCGTCATCAGACTTTAGCAAATTTCTTATCGCGCAAAAACCAGAACTTGGACCTAATTAAAAAATAATTAAAACAATGGCATTACCAAAATTTACAACAACTCCAACACCGCTGTATCAGCAGCAGCCGATAATTAGAACACAAAACTATGGGGATTTATATATGCGAAACTTTGCAGCAGCAGAGGCAAGTACATATAAAACATTTGCCGGTATAGGTGTAGCTTTAGAGAAGAAAAGAGAAAAAAGAGAGAAAGAATTAGAATTAGAATTAGAAAGAGATTCTATAAAATGGAAAGCTAAAAGCCAAGGCAGAAAAGACCGAGACTATGCAGAGGTTATAGATAGATTAAAAACATTAAATGCACAAACAGAAGGTAGCGAAGGTGGGGATGTAACTAGTAAAGTATATAGTGAATTACAAAGGATGCGAGATGGGGTATCTGCTTTACCACAACAAATAAGAGATGGGTTAATTACAAGAGACGATGCACAAGTAATTGAAGATTCATATAATGTAGCTATAGGCACCTATAAACCAGCTTTACAGGTTTTAGATACATTTAAAACTAGGTTAAGAGATAAAAGCCGTGGGCATTTATTAGATAATTATACAAAAGGTTTAAAAGATGGTAATTTTAAGGCAGCAAGTCTTGCACATGAATTAGAAGATAAAGATGGTTATGATTTAAAATTTAGCCTAGGCGGTAGTAATGGATTACAACCTATAGTATCATGGACAGATGATACAAAAAAAGATGATGATGGAAAATTTCTGGAATATGAATATACTTTAACAGAATTAAAAGATATAGATTTTTTTAATGATTGGGATGAAGAGTTTAATTATGAGAATGAGGATTATAAAAAAACACAAACCGTTATAAATGAAGAATTACAAAAAAATCCTGATTTTATAGAGGCCTCAAAACCACCGCCATATTTTACAAGTACGGTAAAGGATGATTATTCTACAGGAGTCAAGAGGACAGGAAAAGAAACTCGCCAAGAAAGAAGCATGGGGAATTATAATAGAATGAGGAAAGAATATGCAAAAGAATGGTTAAAATTGAATCCAGGAAATTCATATGAAAAATGGAAACAATTTCAAGATATTATAGTTATAGGTGCACCTGAAGATGAATATTATGATATAGCAATGGAAATAGTATCACAAAATCCAGACCAATATAAAAGTACAGCAGATGGGGATGAAGACGGAATCCCCGATAATGTAGAAGAGCTTATAAGAGTAATTGGTAGTTTTAATACCTGGGAAGATGGATGGGAACAGGAAAAAGATAATATAAATGTAATGCGTGAATTTGATAGGATTTTAAGTAAAGATTCATTTAAAAATTTCTATGCAAATCAAACATATGGTAGAACAAATAAAGCATATAATTCATGGGATAAAGCGCCAACATTCCAAGAAGGTTTAACTACAAATTTAACAGATATTCAAGAGAATAAGAAACGTAATTTAGAAACAATTAATTATTTACCTACAATAATAAAAATGATTGATAATACTTTAAACAGAGATCCTGCGCTTGCTAATATGGCGTCGTATAATGAAATGAAAACTACAATAATTAATAATTTTCCACATATGAAAGATGTTTTGAAGACAAAAGACGCGGTATGGGGGACTTTAGGTGATGCTGATGTCTCAACTGCAACTGATATATCGATGGGTGAAGTTAATATTCCGGTTAATGCTCCCCCGGGAATAATAAACGATAAGAAGAGGGATATACTTACGAGAATAATCGAAAACGACCCAGCTTTTGCAGGAATGGAATTTGATAATGTAAAATTCTGGAAAGGATACAAATTTAGTGAAATGGACTTTTTAAGTGAAGAATCAGAGAAAGCTGTACAATATTATACAAATTGGCTAAAAAAAGCAGCTTTGCCTTGGGAAGAAGCTAAATTACCTTAAAATTAATAACAATAAAAAAATAAATTTAATAAAGCATTATGGAAGAAATCTATATACACAATGGTAATGAATTTTCAAGAGCTCAGGTTGAGGACGCTGCTTTTGAAAAAGGTATAACCGTTGAAGAGTACTTAGCAAAATATGGGGTAACTCTTAAAGATCAAGTCCCTGAGCCAGAGCCAGAGCCAGAGCTAGAGCCACAGAAAAAACCTACACTCGACTTGGAAGCGGTGGGAAAGAAGGGGGGTGTTGCAGGTCAGACGGTTGCAGATGTAACACCGGAAGTAAGTGCAACAGATACGGATTTACTATCGGAAGATACTTTATCGGAATCACAAAAATTTGTAACTGCTGATTTATTCTCAGAAAATGAAGAAGAAGTTGCAAAGGAACTTAATGGACTCCTTGCTACTTATGGGGGATATATAAAAGAAAGTGGGGTTTTTCAAAATGGTATAGAAGTACTCATAGGGGAGGAGCCTACTTTTGAGGGGAAATTTGTACATGGTGAGGAACAATATCTACCTAGATCAGGGAAGCTAATGACTGGGAAGAAAACTACTCCTGAGCAAAGAGAAGAGAACGCAAGGATTTTAAATTCTTTTTTAGCAACCTATGGTGATAAGGGTTATTTAGATAGCGCTCTCGCTGATGGCGAAACCATGGAAATGGTAAATGATTTTAAAAACAAAGCAACGGTGCCTGCTTCGGGACTTACTAATGAGCAAATAATGTTTGATGTGTTTGAAAAATTCGAGCACTATGTAGATCGTGAAAATTCTATAATAGAATTAGAACAGAAAGAAAGGGTAGGATTTATGACTGATGAACAATTAACAAACGAATTAGAAGCGGCAAAAAAAGCAGTTTCAAAGCAACTTGTTTTTAAAGATGAAAAGGAAGAGGAGCGTTATAAAAAATTTAAGGAAGGTGGTGTTATACCGGATTTTACAGAAGAAGAATACGAGGAAATGAGGCATGAAAAAAAATGGAAGAAGTATGATGAAGTAGCGAGGGATTATTCGTATGACTTATCTCAAGAAGAAAGAAATAAGATGCATGCTGTACTTTGGTCAGAGAAAAACGAGGTAGATAAAACAAGAAAAAAATTTGAAACAGATGTTGATGAGCATGTAAAAAAAACTGATACATTAGAAAAAAGAATACAGGATTATAAAGATAATCCAACTTCATACGAACTATATAAGGAAGTAAAAGAACTTCAACTAGCCTTTATAGAAGAATCCAACAGATTACAAGAACAACAAATTATTTTACAAAGAGAGTTAAAAGAAACAGAATTTTTGCCAATAGCAATAAAAGATTTTGGATCTAATTATAGAAGATTACAACAGTTAGGCACATCTTTTAAATCTTTAGGTACAGATATAGCATACTCTATATTACAAATAGGACAACTTACAGGATTTGGCCAACCTGCTGCTGCTGTTCATGCCGTATCTAAGTGGTCATTAACCCCTGAACAAAGAAATAAAGCGCTTGATGAATCAACAGGTATAATTACTATGCGCGAAAGAATGAATGTAGAAACAGAATCTTATCAAAGATCAATTGGGGTTGATGAAATAAAAACTCTTAGTGATCTTGGCAGATGGACCGCTAGTTCTACTACTAATTTAATACCATCTTTAGCAATGGCTTTTACTGGGCCTGCTGCATTACCTTTATTTGCATTATCTGGATGGGGTTCTGCTGGAACAGATGTAGCAATTAAACAAAAGAATGCAGCTGAAAGAATGATTGTAAATAAAAAAGAATTAGTAGAAAACCCTGATATGGATATGATTAGAAAAGTTGAGCTTGAAAATCAAATGGATGAAGATTCTAAAATTCTTAAAATATCAAATTGGGAACAGTTAAGTTTACAGGCATTATATGGAGTATCTGAAGTAGTATTTGAAAGACTAGGTACAATGTCATTAATAAAAGGGGCTAGGGCAGCAATAAGATCTTTACCCCCAGCAACTGTAAAAGAAGGCTTTGAATTTGCCGGAAAACAACTTTTTAAAGGTATTACAGTAGAAGGAGGTTCAGAATTTGGTACCACAATTGCTCAAAATTTTGGGGATATATATATTTTAGGGGAAGATAAAAATATTTTTGAAGACAGTTTAGAATCATTTGCACAAGGGGCTTTAATGGGAGCTGGAATTACGAGTGTAGCTGGGGGTAGAGCAATAAAGCATACTATATCAAGTGAATTAGCCACTAGAGCAGAAGATAGAAGAATGAGAGAAATAGTTATTCAATTAAGAGAATTAACTGGTATAACATCTTTACAAAATATTCCTGATGGTAATATAAAAATGCCTAATCAAAGTCCTGAAGTACAAACATTAATTGCAGAACTAACCCAAGAAAAAGAAAATATTACAAATGACATAATTGCTAAATTAGATAATGGCGATATAAGTATTCAACAGGCATATGAAATAGGGGGGATAAACAGAGAATTACGTAAAATTGGGGAAAGGTATAATGCGTTAATGCATGATAAGAATTTATCACCTCAACAATTAGAAGCTGCTGAAAAAGAACTTGGGCAACAATATGAAGCCTTAAAAGAAAAAAGAGAGAATATATTAACAGACCCTAGTATATTAAAAGAAAATCAAGATTTAGCAATTAATGATAATATACGAAAAGACTGGGAGATGGGGAATAGTATGTATAGCATGAGAATGTCTAATAATACTGCACTTAATCTTCTTGACCAATGGGGAGGACTTAATAATAGTGTAAAGCAAGGGTATTATGAAGAAGCTAAAAAAGCTTTAAGAAAAGGTGCTGAAAAATATAAAAGATTTTCAGAAAAAGAAATACAAGATAAAGCAGTAGAGCTTTATATTGAAAAAAGTTATAGGAGAAAAATTGAAGAAGGTGAGAGAAACGCTAGAACCTATGCTACTACAAGAGGAGAAGATTTAAATATATACAAAGGAGAAACCATAGAAGAAACAATAGGTTTAATGAAAACCCACGGGGTTATGGAATCAATAGCTGAATCCTTGAAAAAACAAATATTAGAAGAAGGTGGAAAACCTCCATCAATGGAAGAATTATTGCGGATAGCTGAAACAAAGGCAAGAGCAGATATTAAAAATGGGATTTATGAAGCTAGTAATACTGGAGATAATATAATAGTACATATGCCAAATGCAATAAAAAATGGTAGAACCGGGATATTTGCTCATGAAGTATTACATAGTATAGCTAAGAAAAAATATGGCAGTGAAGCGGGCCTTAAGCAAGCGGGTATGGATTTATTAGATTATTTGGAAGAAAATGATAAAGATTTATATACGTTAGTTAAACATAGAATCGACCAAAGTTATGTGAAAAGAGACCCAAAAACAAGGGAGGTAATGAAAGATGAAAAGGGTAAAACATTAAAAGAAGATGCTTATTGGGAAGAAGCAATGAACGCTATGTCAGATATTATAGCTGATGGGCAAGCTATTAAAACAAGTTCTTTAAATACAATAAGAAGATTTGTAAATAAATTATTACCTGATAATTTTAAATTTAAAGAAACAGACCAAGAAGCTGTTTTTAATTTTATAAAAGATTTTAATAAAGAAGCACATTTTGGAAAAAAACCTATAAAGTTTGAAGATGTTTTAGGTATAGCAAAACCCGAAGATGAAGGTAAAACAACTACCCTTAAAGATGAAGATGAAGAAGCACCTAGTACTAAATTTAGTAAAACTATAAACGAATCATATAATACCCTTACAGCTGAACAGCTTAAAACTATTAAATCTTTAAAAAGTAAAGACGCGCTTAAAGAACTTGCTGATAAAGATAATACCCTTACAGCGAAACTTAAAGAACTTGCCCAGGAAGGCAAAGGTAAAACTAAAGAATTTACAGATTTAAACTCGCAATTAAATAAAATAAAAGATACAAAGGATGCTTGGTTTAGTGTTCAGGAATCTATACGACCTTTAGTTACAGGTTTAGTTAATAATAAATACTTCAAAGCTTTTAAAACCATGGACAAAAAAGAAGCGGAAGAGAAGAAAAGGGATATAATAGAAAATACGCTTACAAATCAGGTATTAAATTTAGTACAAAAATATGACCCTTCAAAGATAAAAGGCGGTGAAAGTACATTACATGGGTATTTAATGCAAAAATTAAATAGATTTGATGCTACAGGAAAAAGAATGTCTTTAATAGAGGTTAAAGTAATAGGTGAGGCAAATAAAGTGGGCCTTGATATTTCAAAAGATGTAGACGAAACAAAACAAACTATTGAACAACCTGAAATTGAAAAAGGCAAAGAAAGTGTAAAGAAAAAATTGTTTACGAAAAAATTAGATTTTGATAAAGAAGCAATAGAAGGGGAATTTAAAGTCGATAAAGATGGTAAAAAAGTTCCTAAGACATTTGCTGATATTTTTATCGATGCTGTAGCTAAAACATTCGGTACAAAATTACCAGCGGTAACTAATAAGAATTTTGTTAAAGTATTTAGTAAAAATAATATAGCTGAATTAATGCCTTTTGTTAGAAGTTTTACAAAAATAGATCGTAAAAAAGGAATAGATAAGTTTAAACCTTTTGTTATTAAACATTTCAAAGCTATATTAGATCAATTACCAGCTAGTGTTATTAATAAAAAATATGACATGCTGCGTAAACCTGTTTTAAAAGAATCTGGTCAGCAAAAAAGAGAAGAAACTAAAGAAGGTAAAGGGGAATTTGAATATTTAAACATAGATAGAAAAGATTTTGTAGATTATTTTACTAATCCTAATCCTAATGTAATTGCAACTGTAGCAGGAAAAATAACTATTAAAGATAAAAATGGAGATGTAAAAACATATAGAATTGTAAAACCAAAAAAAGGAGAAACATTAGGGGAAAATGAAATTGATGGAACTCGATATATAGGTAAAAGAATTGGGGACACAGTTATAGTAAAAGGAGAAGAAGTACAACTTACTAATATTGAAATAGCAAGTAACACATTAAGTGATAGAAGAACATCGTTATTAGAAACTTTAATTAATGAATTATCCGCCGATGCAGCATTAGAAGTTGTTAAAGATAAAACAATAATGCAGAAGTTTAGGGATATTCAAGAAATTGAGGGTCAAGCGGTACCTGATAATTTCCTTGATGTTATTGTTGAAAAACTTGACAGAGGAATAGATTACTTAAATAACTTGCAAAAAAATAATGGTGAGTTATACGCAAGGCTAGGTCTACCTGAAATAATAGTACAAGCTATTAAGGTGTTTATGCAAACACTAAGTACTACTTTAAAAGCAACAAATAATTTTGGGAAAGCTTTAAAAGCTGGTATAAAAGCAGCGCAAAATCTTTTTGAAACAAAAGATGAAAAAGATATAATTAAAAAAGTTCTTGAAGAGACTTTTACTAGCGCTAAAAGTATAACCAAAGAAAAAATAGAATCAGCAGTAGAAAAAAGCGATCGTGTATTATTTACAAATGCTGGGCAAAAAATTATTGATTCTGAAATCACTAGAATTAAAGGGCTTAAAGGTAGGACTAAATTACAAGCTACTAAAGATTTTATTAAACACATATTACCTTCTTATATTAACAATGAACATTTAAAAAAGATAACTGGAAGTAGTAATGAACAGGCGTTTAATTATTTAAATAAGCCACTCGGACTAAAAGAGAATGGTTTTGATGTAGAAAAAGTGGGTAATAAAACAAGTATAGTTCATTATGCTAAAGATGGTACAAAAACTTCATTTAGACCCTTAGCTGATACAAGACCCTCTACTATAAACGGAAAATATTTAGCTAAAAAGTATAAGACTGTTGATGATTTTTTATCAAATTTAAATGATAATAGGTATGATATAGATAAACAATCTAAAGATTCAGCTAATGCTGTCGTTAGAGAAGTAAGCAGGATAGCCGCTACAGGAGATATACAAGGGGCTAAAGATTTATTAATGATTCTAGGTGAATATAGTGACTCTATATTAAGATTAGCGGGTAAATTAAGAGACATCGAAACTAATCTAGAAGTTAAACGTAATAAAGACGGCACACTTAAACGTGATAAAAAAAATAAAAATAAAGTTATTTCAGGTATTACATATGAACATACTTTAACTATTAAGAATTTAAGAACACAAATAGAAGCTTTATTAGATGTTTATGAAAAAGATGGTAATTTAAATAAACTCGAAAAAAATATGGAAGGTGTATTAAATAGGAGCTATGTTGATTTGATTGATAAAAAATGGAAAAGTAAGATGGACACTACCGAAACGCCTAAAGATTTACAACCCAGTGATGATAGTAGAGTTAGGCTTAAAAAAGCAGGTATAAAAACTACACCTATTTTTAGTGAAACTAAATTTAGTAAAACAAATAATAGCACCGAGCTTAATGAAATGATAGAAAGGACTAAAGGTATTCCAGCAAAAGAAAGAATTTCAATAGCAAAAGCTAAAATAGAAGGTTTTAAATCAGATAAGTTCCAACTTTTTATGCGAAATTCAGCTGAAGATTTATTAGGTTTATTATATCAGTTTGCTGGTAAAAAAGAACAAGGAAATGCAGATTTAAAATGGATTAAAGAAACTTTTACAAGGCCTTTAACAAGAGCTAATTTAGAATTTGAAGCACACCAAATTAAATCACATAAAACTTTACAAGAAGCGAAAGTTTTAATGGGTGAACAAAAAATTGATTTAACAGCAGAAGTTATAGATGGTTATACAGTAGAACAAGCTATTAGAGTACATCTTTGGACTAAAAGAGGGTATGTTGTTCCAGGTATGGATGAATTCACAGGTACAAAGAAAAGAACAAAACCTGGTCCTGAACAAGAAAAAGTAAATAAGTGGGTCAGACAAAATTTTGATTCATTAGAATTTACTGACGCTATTGAGGAAGCGTATTTTAGGGATGATAAAAAATATCCAGAACCAAATGAAGATTGGGTATCAGGGACTCTTACAACTGATTTATTAGAACATACTAATGAGGTAACTAGAGCTGAAATATTCCAGCCATTCTTTGATAATGTAAATGTGGTGTTCGGAAAATTTGATAAATATCATGGTAAATTATCTGGGGTAAATGTAAACAAAGTAAGAGGTATTTATGGTAATAGTTTTGTTGAAGCATTAGAAAGTTCTTTTTATAGAATTGGTACAGGTAGAAATAGGAGTTTCCAATTAGATGAGCAAGGTACTGGAATACTTGATTGGGTAAATAATGCTATTGGTAATACGATGTTTATTCACACTAGATCAGCTTTACTTCAAACAATATCATCGGTAAACTTTATTAACCTAGGAGACAACAACCCTATAGCTGCGGCAAAAGCATTTAAGAACCAACCAAAATTTTGGGGTTACTTTAATAAAATATTCTTTTCAGATTATTTAAAACAAAGAAGAGCAGGTTTAAGAACAGATGTTAACGAACAAGAAATAGCGTCTGCTGCTTCAAATTCTAAAAATCCAACAAGAGCAGTAATAGCTACAATATTAAAGAGAGGGTTTTGGCCTACACAAATGGCTGATAGTTTTGCTATTGCTTTTGGAGGATCCTCGTTTTTAAGTAACAGAGAGGCTAAATACAAAAAAGACGGGTTGTCTGACCAAGACGCTTTTGATCAAGCTTTTGAAGACATGCGTGAAATTGCAGAAGACACACAACAATCAGGTAGACCTGAAAAAATATCGCAAGAACAGGCTGGGTTTGGAGGAAGGCTTATATTAGCTTTTCAAAATACCCCAATGCAGTACAACAGACAAATAAAAAAAGCATTCTTAGATTTAAAAAACGGAAGAGGTGATTGGAAAACTAATGTTATGAAAATATCTAATTATTTAATTATTCAAAATGTTATATTCCACTCCATGCAACAAGCTTTATTTGCTATTTTATTTGATGAGCCGGAAAATGACAAAGAAGAGAAAAGAGAAAAAACCAGAAAAATAAGAGTGATGAACGGTATGGCTGATTCTGTATTAAGAGGTACCGGTGTATTTGGGGCATTACTAGCTACTGTAAAAAATACAATAATGAAAATTGTTGAAAGAGAGGGTTTTGATGAGAAAGCAATTGAAGAAATATTTAATATGTCGCCGCCTATTGGTAGGAAGACAAGACAATTATTTGATATGAAAGATAGGTTTACATATAAACAAAATCTTAAGAAAATGAAAGAAATGGGTCTTGATACGGAAAATCCTGCTGTATTAGCCGCAGCAGATGCACTTTCTTTTGGTATTAACTTACCAGCTGATAGAGTTCTAAGGAAAATTAATAACATAAAAGCCGCTTCAGATAAAGAAAATGAAATGTGGCAAAGAATGGCATTGTCACTTGGTTGGAGTAAATGGGAGGTTAATATTCCGTTTGAAGACGCAAAAGATACTGATTATGTTCAAAAACCTAAAAAAAATAAACCAAGAGCGAATAAACCTAGAAAAAATTAATATGGAAAGGATTAGTGAACATATATCATACAGAGAAGCTACTAAATCTAATACAGCGATGAGATTAGATATAGATAATACACCAGGGCTTTATGAGATAACTAATATGAATGGGGTTGCACATAATATATTTGAACCATTAAGAGAATGGGTTGGTGGACCAATAAAAATTAATTCTTTTTATAGATCTGTTGCTTTGAATAAAGCTATAGGTGGAAGTTCTAGATCACAGCATTGTGAAGGTAGAGCTATGGATATTGATGATACATTTAGATACAAGACTAACGCTGAGATGTATGAATATATAAAAGAAAACTTAAACTTTGATCAAATGATTTGGGAATTTGGTACAGATAAAAACCCTGATTGGGTACATATAAGTTATGTATCTGAAGAACAAAATAGAAATAGATGTTTAAAAGCCACAAGAGTCAATGGAAAAGCAATGTATAGCATTATATAAAAGACTTTTATTAGCTTTACTTGTTTTAACATTTGTTTCGTGTTACACTATAAAATCTACAGTTGTAAATAAGTTAGATAAAACTTGGCCTTGGAATACTATAAAATACAAAGGGAACCCAAACTTAGATTCCCTTCATATTTATAAACAAAACAAAACTAACCATCGCAACTTAAGCAGTCTGGATTCATTGCCTCCGCTGCAATATCGCCTCTGAGAACACTCTCTGTTCTCATATAATATAAAGTTTTAATTCCTCGCTTCCAAGCTTCCATATGAACTTTATTAATCCATCTAGGTTCAGCCTGTGATGGAAACGCAAGATTTAAACTTACAGATTGATCGACATAAGTTTGTCTTATACCTGCCTGATTAACTAATTCTAGTTGATTTATTTCCTTAAACGTTTTGAAAACATTTTTAACCGGCTCGCCGCCTTCTTCCTGAGTAAGCTTGCCAGTATTATCGTAATAGTAACCATCTAATTTTTTTATACCCTGTATAGATCCTTTATCTTTTAAGACTTTATCCCAAGTCTTTTGATTATCTATACCTATTTTTTTAAACAATTTTTTTAATTCTAAATTCTTTCTTATAAATGTACCTTTAGCAGATTGCTCTGTAAATACATTAGCAGCCCAGGGTTCAATTCCTGGTGATACATTACCAGATAATTTACTATTTGATACTGTTGGTGCTACGGCTCTTAAGTGTGTGTTTCGCATTCCTGTACCTACACACCATAATGGTTCACCATATACATCGGCTAAGTCTCTACTAGCCCTTTCAGTTTCTAATTTTAACTGAGAAAATATTTCTCTTGTTTTAAAAAATGCAAGTAATCCTTCAAAAGCAATACCTTTTTGCTGAAGCAACGTATGCCAACCTAATACCCCAAGGCCTAGCGCTCTACCTTTCTCAGCTGATCTAACAGCATTATCAAAACCTTTCATGTTCTTAGCTCTTTGTATAAACTCAGATAACACTCCATCTAAAAACCACGTAGCATCATATATTAAATCACTATTCTTCCATTCATCATACTTAGCTAAATTAACAGAAGATAAACAACATACAAAAGAATGTGACTCATCCGTATGTAGTGTAATCTCAGAACATATATTAGTCATATGAACTTTTAAACTATTAGCTTTGTATGCTTTAGGATTTACTTTATTAATATTTCCTTTAAACATTATATAAGGTTCACCTGTAGCTTTTCTTTTCTGTAATAGTTTACTCCATTTTTTTCTTGCCTCTGGTTGTCCTTCATCGAGTCTTCTCATAAACTTATCACCAACAACTGCACATTGATGTAAATTTAAAGACTGTCTATTAACATCGCCTTTAGGTTCTCTTATTTCTAACCAATCTAAAAAATCAGGGTGATCAATGTTTATATTAACAGATGCTGCACCTCTTCTAACCGATCCTTGATTAGTAGCTAATATAGTTGAATCATATATTTTACAAAATGGTACAACACCATCTGAAGTTCCGTTGCCTGCAATGGTAGCACCTGCTGGTCTAATCATATTTACGCCGAGGCCAACACCGCCACCGTGTTTTGCAAGCAACATCATTTCAAGATTTTTATTACCTATATCCATAATGCTATCAGCAACATCAATACCAAAACAACTAATAGGTAAACCCCTGTCAGTTCCAGTATTAGATAATACAGGCGAAGCTAAACAAAGCCACCCTTTCCATATATAATCAAAAAACTTATCTGCAAGTTCAGGTTTATACAATCTTCTAGCAACTGCGTTAGAAACTCTCCTGTAAGCGTCTTTAGGTGATTCGCCTTGTAATAGATAACCACCAGCTATAGTCTTCTTATATACGTCCGTATCGCCCCAGGAGGGGTAGTCTACGCCTTTCTTCCAATCATTATTCCACATCTTCTTGTTTTTCTTTTAATTCTTTAGTTAATTTTGTTATTGCTTTTTTATATCCAGGTAATCTTTTTACAGTTTCTAACGTGCCTACAGATAGATCTCTAAGATTATTTAATTCCTGAAGAACACCTTGCATTAAAGCGCGTAGCTGTTCTATTTTTCTTTTCATTATAATTAATTCTGATTCTTTCATGTTTATTATTTTATTCCACAAGATGTAGTTATTAAGTGAACTACTTCATTTATACACTCCCCGTTAGGTGTTTGGCCATTGCATTTTTCAATAGCATACGCCTCAATTATTTTTGAGTTACACTCAACTTCTGTTTTACTACAGCTTATTAAAGCTAATAGTAATAAACTACCAAATATCCTCAAAGTCTTCACCTTCATTTGCTTTAGAATAATCAGTAGGTCTGATAGCAAAAAAATCGGTGTGAGTAACACCTCCAGTAAGATGATAAAACCAATCCAAAACACTAGCACTGGCTGCATCAAATCCGAAATGATTTGCTTCTTCTGTGTAACCAAGCTCAACGATTTTTTCATTTGCTCTTTTCTTTATAAAGTTTTTTAAATCTTCCTTTTTTAAATTTTCTATATCACCTTGTTCAAACATTTTGTCAATATATTTTAATTCAAGATCTAACATCGTATCAGCAGCTTCCAATACATGCTCTTTACATTCTTCTTTTAAATTAGGTAACTCTTCACACATATGCCTGAATAACTGACAACCCATTTTAGAATGTAATGATTCATCTCTTACAGACCATTTCATTTGTTGACCTACTCCTTTAAGTAAATTACGTAATTGAAAACTATATAGCACTGCAAATGCAGAGTATAAAGATACACCTTCAGCGAACGCAGAGAATACAGCTAAACTTTTTGCAATACCCACTGGGTCTTTTCCTTCGTAAGCAACTAAATTATCAAATCTTGCTGCTGTTGCAGGCTCGTGTAAAAATGCTTCAAAGTCTTCAAGACCTAAAGTTTCATTAAGATAACTATATGCTACAGCGTGTACTGTTTCATTTGAGCCAAAAGCCATTGCCATTTGTTGAATTTCATGTTTAGGAAACCAACCTACAACGTTTTGTGTCCAATAATCAGAAACAGCACATTCAGTTTGTGCAAATCCTAATAATATATTACCCACTAAATTCTTTTCAGAGGGCGTTAATCTTTCGTTCCAATCTTTTACATCGCCTTGCATTGGTATTTCTGTGTGTAACCAAAAGGCTTGCATAATTGGTAACCAACCTTCATTGTAGTATACTGGATACTCAAAAGGTTTATAAGGTATCCTATTGTCAAATAATCCCATATTAATTTTCTTTTTCTTGTTTAACTATTTCTAAAGCTATATCCACAAATGGTAAATACAACACGTGTGATACTACTTCATCTAGATCATAAGATCTAATTCCTATAAGTATTCCTGGATATAAACCTATAGATATTCTCCAAACTCTACTCATATACTTTTATATTATATTTATTGTGAATTTCCATAAGTTCTTTCCACCTAAGAAATCCTCTATTAACGGCCCATTTAATATGCTTTTCAATTTGACGTTCTTTATATTTTAACCTAGCTACTTTCTTTTGTTTTTCAGAATTTCTATTACTCTGTCGCATTCTTTATGATTTTGTGGTTTAAAAAGTATATAACTTGGGAACTGCTCAGTAACTAATTTTTTAAATAACTTCCACCTAATAGGAAATGATTCATTAGGCCTACCTTTAGTTTCAATTATAAAATCATCACCTATAAAGTCAGGTGTGTATTTTATTGGCAGTATTCTTTTTTCTCCTCTGTTTATAAATTCCCCCTTTGAGTTAGCTTGTCTTTCATAAACTTCATTTTCAAAATGAAATCCATTTAATAGTACAAAAGTTTCACCTTCGTATTTAGCTTTAATCTTTGCTTTCTGTAAAGCCATATACATATACTTCTCCAGCCCTGATGCAAAGTTATGCCCCTCATAACTAATTTTTTTAGACTGGACTGGCCCCTTTTTTTTCCTACCAGGGGCTTTCTTCCTTTTATAAAACATTATTCTTTTGCTTTAAGATCTCTTAAATAACATTCTTCTATTTCACTTTTTAATACCTGTCTTGTTTTTTCTATATAGTTGACAGCATCCATTAATTCTTCCTGTATATGTTGAAGCCATGTATCTAAGGTTTGGTCATCTTTATGTAAAGTAACACCGTACTTTTTATAACCTACATCAGATCTGTTAATAAACTTTTTTACTACTGATTCTATAATCTTATCTCTTATTTCCATATTAGTCTTTTACAAATGTTCCGTTTACCATTCTCCCAGTTCTACCAGAAATCTCATCATAAGCAAACTGCATACAAGTTTCAATTGAAACACCGTTGAGCTCGGCAAGATTAGTAAGAACAACAACGCTATCACCAATAGCATCGATAATACCTTCTTTATCATTGTTAAGAAGGGATTGCGATAATTCCCCTGTTTCTTCATATAATTTTATTAATTGTGTTTTAGGATCTCCTTTATCTAAGATACCTTTTTCTTTAGCCCATTGTCTTATTAAGTCAAATATTTCTACATTGTTATGAGTAGGCTTTGCTAAAAATGCTTCATAAAAAGCTTTGTTATAAATGTAAGTTCTGGTATCGTCATACATAGACTTGTATGAGTTAGCCGCCATCCATTCAATTGCTTCTGTTGTTATTTCAAATTCACCTAAAGGCGTTTGCCATTTTACCCCTATGTTTTTGTTTAGTATAGATTTAAGTTTAGACTTTTTGCAAGGGAAAGTCGAGGTTTGTTCTGTTGCATTTATTTTCATTTTTTTATTTACTAAATTTTTATATAATGTTCTATCAACTTTATACCCATAAAACTTTTGAAGCTCTATTTCTCGCTTTGATATGTAATTAATATCAGACGAAGAATCTAGAACTTCATACTCTCCAAGCTTATAGCCTTGCACAAGCGTAACTCTATTATTTAAATCACGTGTTACGCCGATTTTTTTATTAGGTATGTGGTAAATATAATATATTTCTTCCATATTGTTTTATTTTCCTACAGATAATTCTGCTTTAATTATAGGACTGTGGTTATATCCTTCTAATGTTATAGTATCTTTATTAGGAATGAATACAAAATCATTTGCACCTTCTCTTAATTTAATACCACCCCAACTCATTTTAAGTTTAGGTAAATCATATTGCTTTGCGGCAATATACTCTTCAGCTTGTTCTAAATGATTATTATATAAATGACAATCACCTAAGCTAGCAATAAGAGTTCCAGGTTTATAACCAGCTCCTTCTGCTATCATTTCTAATAACAAGCCATACATAGTTATATCATATGGTAATCCAAGAAATACATCTGCACTTCTTTGTTGCCACATTAAGTCCAGTTTACCATCGTTATAAAATAACTGGAAGTTATAATGACAAGGAGGGAGTACCATATCGTGAAGATCATGAACGTTCCAAGCGGAAACCATGAGTCGTCTACTGGTGGGATTTTCCCTAAGCTCCTGTAACACCATTTGTAATTGATCAATGCCATTAGCATGGCGCCACTGGTGACCGTATACGGGACCAAGTTTTCTATCAGTCCTACCAGATCTTTGATAATCAGGAATCCAATACTTGACACCGTTATCAATAAGATAATCCAAGTCGCTTCGACCTTCGACAATCCAAAATAATTCTGTTTTTGCATGATTAAATATAATTTTCTTTTTAGTTAATATAGGGAATCCGGCTTTCATGTCATGATACAACATTCTACCGAACACAGCTCTTGTACCTGTCCCTGTTCTATCTGCTTTAGGTTTACCTCCATGTAATATACCGGATATTAAACCTGTGTATTCAGTTTCTATATTTGTCATAATAGTATATACATGTTTTATACATCATTTTCTTACATTCATTAGCGCCATAAGATTCTGGCGACAAGTTAGGTTTTTCACCTTTCTTATATGGCCCAATAATAATTGATATGTGCCATTCTTTAGGAGCAGCACCTGTGGAAATTGGAGAGTAAGAAATTCTTATATTATTTTTAATACAAAAATCATTTGCCGCTCTTTCTTTAACTGTAGGAAAGTAAGTACCCATGATACTTTTCTTTCTCTTCCTACCTATATCCATTGCACTTATTGTTCCTGCCATATTATCTTTTTATTATCGTATTTGTTACGTACTACTCCCAAGGCATTATAGTGTTTTCTGGTATAGGTTCTGAATGCGGTATATAACAACCAGATTTAGGTTCCCAAGTGAAGAAACATTCAGCACCATTTTCACCTAAATTTTGAAACTTAACTTTTAACACTTTAACCTTTGTTGTTTTCTTTTCATAGTCTCTATGAACTAATAAACCATGATAACTAGCATCATACCATTCACCTCCACCTTTAATATTATACATTGTAGGCTCTTCAATTTTACCGTTTGAATCCTTATACATTTTAGTTGGGTGGGCAACTATAACAACTAATACATCATATTTTTTAGCAAACATTTCAATCTTAGTTAAATATTCTAATGTATAAACATTAACATCACCGTTATTGGTGTTTAAATCTCTTACTTTATTAAATGGATCTATAACTAAACATTTAATACCTTTGCGTTTTACAAGTTCACCACCTTTTTTTAATACTGAATCTAATGTATAACGCTCCATATCGATAAAATAAAAGTTATCGTTTATATATTCTGTTGTTTGTTCCCATTTATCTGTACCTATATCTTTTCTTGATGGCATACCTTGCCAAGCTTTTCTCATTAACTTATGAGCGTGTAAATATGTGGGTGCATTTTCAGGTGAAGCAAAAGCCGTCTTCCAACTGTGTTGCTGATTATAACCTATAACCATCTGATCTACAAAATCTGATTTACCAGATGATGGAATACCTGTAACAGTTATAAACTGCCCTGTGTATGTAGAAAATATATTGTCAAAATTACGTAAGCCTATTTGAAATCCAGGTTTGAAACCGTTTTCAACAAAGTCTACAACATCGCCTTCAATATCTTTAAAAGTTGTTACGTTTTCTAATGGTACTGGACTTGCTGCATCAATAACTTTAACTAAAGAAGGGGCTCCGTATTTAAGTAAATATTCATTTGCATCTTTACAATCTTTAAATGAAGTTGTATAGCAAACCTCTGCCCCTAATCTTCTTATTAATTCTTGTCTTAGCGCTTGTCCTGGCTCATCATTATCAACAGCTATAATTATCTTTTCAATGCCTGTAAAGTAATCTATACAGTTATCTAAATAATCTAAGTTGTTTGTGCCTAGTGTGGCACCATTTGGAACTGATATAGCGTTAGATATACCTGCTTCGTGTAGAGCTAATACATCAATCTCACCTTCAGTTATAACGCAAAAAGAATGGCCTACAATAGAATCAATGTTATAGAATACTTTTTCAGCACCCTTATATAACTTGAAGTTCTTGCGGCCATCTCTGTACTTAATGTTGATGAGTTCACCACCCATCATATAATTAAATTTAATTGCGTTCTCTTCTTTTGAAGTTTGTGGCATAAACTCAGGACCCTCAGAAACATTTAAGTCTTCAAGAGTCCTTTGAGATATACCTCTACCATTAAACCACTCTACAACTTTTGAACTAACAGGCTTATGCGTCTTAGTACTAAAATCCGGACGGACATATACTTTTTCGCTTACACCTCTTCTTTTAAAAGTATGTAACTGGAACGTTCTATTACAATTGTGACAAGTACCTAACCCTCTCTCCCAGTCATAAGAAGCACACTTCTTTTTTTTATTCTCAGATTTTCTAGTATGTGAACACATGGGGCATGTACCCTCCGGTGCACCTACTTTTAAATCGTATTGATTAAACTGTTCGATCTGGAAACCATTAATTTCCGTGTTATTTACTTGCATGTAATCTATTTATATTAGTTCTTAAAATGGTAAATCATCTTGTGCAACTTGTGGTTTAGCAGCTGCAGCTTGTTGTTGATTATCTCTTGGTACAGGCTTAGGGAATTCACCGTCAGTCCATACAACAGTAGCGTTACCTAAAAATGTTCTAGGCTCCTTAGCTTCTCTTTCTTCCTTAGTTTGTGCCATAGCCACTGGACCATGGTTACCATAGGCATCAACGTCATTATTAACGGTAATAGTAATTGGTAAATACTTACCTTTTTTACCTTCAATAATCCTTGATTTGTCTATAGCAGTAAGGTTTATACTTGTTTTAATTATACCTGCCATTTCTTAATATGTTTGTAATTGTGAAAACATTCTTTTTAATTGAGTGCTATTTGCACCTGTTGATCTTCTTAAATTGTCAACTGCTTTTACATGCGTTTGATTGCTGTAAAAGTTTCTCTCACTTGTTGTAACACCTGTTACACTACAAGTTCTTTTCTTTGTTCTTGCCATAATATAAAATTAAAGTGTTTTAGTTAAAAAAAATTGTGATGGATCAAACCCATCTGTTTTAAAGAATAGTTCATATGCCTCAGTAGCTCTAAGTACTTTATCTCTACCTGATTCATAAAACTCATCTGAACAATCAAATATTCCTATTTGATGTGTTGTCTTATCCATTACGATAAATAACATATCATAACCAAACATCTCTTTATAGATATAAGCTTGACTGTCATAGTTGTATTTATTTGCCGACCATTTAAATTTGCTTACGTCGGCACTTGTTTTGAGGTCTATAATAAGTTGCTCGTCCTCATTTATTATATCGGCTTTGCCTTTCCACATATTACCGAACAGCCTTATTATCCCGGGTTGTTCGTATTTGATACGTGCGCCTTTTCTTGAACCCCGTATGTAATCTTTACATATGTTGTTCTTTAGCAACCTTTCTCGCATTAATTCAATTTTGTCTGCTTCATGTTGAAGTAAACACAATTCCCCTTCGGATATTTCCTTATACTTTTTTGTATTTCTTGTAGAAGATTCAATGATTTTAAAATTATCAATCTTATCTGGTTCAAGTATACTGGTATGGAAATAACCACCAACTAAAAAAGCAGAGCTCATTGCTGAGGGTACTTTAAAGCTTAGTGGGTCTTTTAATAATGCGGATATGTCTGAGTTACTTAAATACTGTTTACCAAACTTACCGTAGTAATGTTCGTCTGATTTAAGTTTTTCTAAGACTTCGTCTTTTGTCATCTATAACGTTGTTAATGATTTTTCTTGCTCAGCGGTCATAGAATACTTCTTTTTAATTGAAGTGACTTTGCCTCCTGACTTAACATAATCTTGAGCTTGTTTTAATTGAGCTGACGTCATAGTAGTAGTCTGGGTACCATGTGTATTGGTAGCATCGGAATCTGCAGTGTCGTCAATTAACAATAGATTACCTAAGGCATATTTCTTACCATAAGATGATGCTGAACCAAATTGCTGTGGTGTTTGCATACCTTTCTGATTAAGATCTACCCCTACAATAGCTGTTGCTGATATAAAAGCGTCGCTTTCAGTGTCATGAATTTGTGCTCTTGTTTCTATTACAGGAACAGTTAAATTCGACTCTTGGAATTGCTCGTGAACAACAAAGTATACTTTATACTTTTCGTTGTACGGTTTTAATGCTTCAAGAATATCTTCGGCTGATCTGAAGTTATATTTGCCGAATGAGTTGTAACGTGATTTCTTACTTTTGAACTCTTTTTGTATTAAACTTAATTTTTGATATATTGTCATTATCTATATATATTATTACGTGTTATCTTAACTTTTTAATTACCAAGTCTATAGAACAACCATGCCTCTTTAGATTTCGGCTTTGTTATTACTAAACTTGTCTCCCCCAAATAAAACAATAAGTTGTACTCATCGTCTACATCTGTTCTTATTATCCTTAGCTCCCCGTCAACAATTTTAATTGTGCCCTGGGCTATTATCTCTCCCACACTTCTCCTAACAAAAGTATTATTAGGTTGAATTGTCAAAAGTTCTTGTTCTTGGTTATACCAATTGCCATATAATTCTGGCGGTATTGAATTTGATTGTGTATAGCAAAAGCTAGTGGCTATCAAAAATATAATTATTAATTTTTTCATAAAAAATCTAATACTTGTGATTTATCTACTGTGTTTATTAAAGTGTTAATCGCATCTCTTTTTATTTGAGACACTCTAACATAGGAGGCTACACCTTCTATATTAAGTTTTCTCGCAATTTCTTTTGCGGGCATTTTATCACAGTCAAGTCCGTAACTCATACGAAGTACGTCATATTCTCTATCCGATAGATTTGCTTTCATTAAGCCTAATAGATAAGCATTTATAATATCTATATTATACTTCTTTGAAGTATCAGGTATTTGCATTAAAGCACTGTCCTCTTCATTTTCATATTCAATATCTATACTAGAAAATATGCTGTTAAAAAACATTTGCACTATCATCTTGTCACCACCATCCGATTTTCTAATCTGATTAAGCTTGTATTCAGGAATTCGCATATCACCTCTGTTACTATCTATTTCTCTTCTTATTGCGCCTCGAATACGTTTAGATAAAAATGATTGTAAAGTTTTAATAGGATCATCAGATTCTTGTACAATATTCCAATCTATTCTATCAACCGCTAAAATTAAACCTTCTGAACCTGCTTGCAATAAATCATTAATACTTAAAACGCCAGAAGCTTGGTCAGACGTAGAAAATGAAAAAGCTACAGACCAGACTGTATCTAAATTTTCAATTATTATTGTGTCTCTCTCCGAGTACTTACCCTTCGAGGCTAAAATTAAACTATCCTCAACGTCATTTTTAAATCTGACGAAGTTTTGAACGTTATATCTCTTCATTTAAAAGTTTTTTTTCCCTAACTAATCCGTTAGTTATATTCCTATAAATTGTTCGTGTTGATACATTTAAAATAGTTGCTATCTTTTTTATTGTTATCTTTTCTTTGTTATCATTAATAGTTAACATAGCTTCATATATATCTTCTGGCTGCGCTTTCTTTTGTCTACCTATTAACTTGCCTATTATTTGTTGTTTTTGTTTTGTATTTAATCCAGAATTATCTCTAAAAATGATTTTTCTCATTTTATTTTTAGGTGCATCACTATCAAAATCGATTAAGCTTATTTCCTCAATCATTTTATCAATAATATTTGTAGGACAGTTGAAAGTTATATAACCATTTATTTTATTTGCTACAATCTTTGCTAGCGTGTTAAATTGAAAGTGTGTCATTTCTTGATTTAAATACCATAACACAATTAGGTGCCACTTTAAAGATTTGTATGTAGTTATCTTAGCTTTACTACGAAATAGAGCATAACATTCAAACGTTCCGTTTTCATAATACCATCCCCAGTTGTATTGTTTTGTTGGTACATCATTAATAGGATCGCGTCTGTATAATATTCTATTGTCGTTTAAATATTTCAAATTTCTTTCAAACATTTATCTTTGCATAAAAGTTATTAGCTTTAAATACTTTTTATACCTATCTATATTAGAGGAAAGTAATACTAATCTATTAACTTTAAGTTCTAATTTCTTACCTGTTAATGTGTGTAGCTCCATAGATTCAGATGTAATTTCAGAATGCAAATCATATAATCTTTGGCCAACAAACCTTAAATGTTTTTGCTTTCTTGAATAAAGATTATGTTTATTTCTTATGTTATGTATAAATTCTAAAACCATAAATTATCTATTATAATACAGAGAGCAATAAACGATATAGCTATAATCCAAAGGGGTACACCAATGTAGATTAAAATCCTATTTAACTCTTTTTTTCGCAT